GAGGGTCTCTTAGGACTTTATTTATTTATATTTTTCTTTTATGTTTTTATTCGATGACAAGAAGAAAAAAAATAGAGTTTTTAATGGAGACCGATTGGATGTTTGAAAAACCAATTGATCGAGAATACAAAGAATACAAACTACTTTCCTACTTTCAAAAAATGGGAGATAAACTCGACAAATTAGAGTTATATCCAGGTTTTATTGAACTTTCATTACACTTGATGAATGTCCAAGCACTTATGAGAGATCATAAAATAATTTACACCGACAAAAAACTCACCAATATTGACGATGAGATAATGGTTAAAGATCTTAAGTTCAAAGAAATCCCAAAAATGTCCGAACAAGAATCACAAGAGTTTAAAAAAATCCTTATGTATTCTGCTCCAAGAATAATGGAATATTTTAACATAGCTAAATCAGTTTGGACAATAGTTTTTGATTCTTTAGATATGAAAATAAAAAGAAATAAAAAAAATATCTTACACCCGAAAGGTTTTTTTTATTTCATAGACCATGAAAAAAAACACTATGTTTGGGAATACACCATTAAACAAGAAACAAGATATAATCCCCAACAAATGACAAAAGTTAAGTTGATTTATCAAGATCAAATTAACGAATTGACAATACCAAAAATTATAAATACATTTTCTACGTTTGAGAGTATTGATAAAAAAACCGGACCAATATTTTTAATGACATCAAAAGATATTTTTCCAATCAACGAAACTTTACTTCCGATGTTTAAAAGAAGAATTGCCGGAATCATTTCTCAAACAAAAAAATATGAACAAATAACAAAAGAAAAATAAAATGAAAATTAAATTGGAGTATGTTTGGTTAGACGGATATAAACCAGAACCAAACTTAAGAAGTAAAGTTAAAATTGTTGAATACGAAAAAGTTAAAAATGCCTTTTTAGATGGAAAATTTCCAATATGGAACTTTGATGGATCATCAACAGGACAGGCAAACACTGAAAAATCAGATCTTTTATTAAAACCTGTAAGACACTATGTTCAAGACATGCAATCTACCGTTTATGTTTTATGTGAGGTATTAAACCCAGATGGGACACCCCATGAATCGAATAAAAGATCAAAAATTGGTGAAGGTTATGAAGACCTTTGGTTTGGGTTTGAACAAGAGTATTTCATTCGTGAAGAAATCAATGGAAACATTTTAGGACACAAGAGAAATATTCTTAAAGGACAGGGCGAATATTACTGTGGAGTTGGACATAATGTGGTGGGTCGTCCATTTGTTGACGAACATTTGAACATGTGTTTAAATTATGGAATTGATATTACAGGAACAAACGCTGAGGTTGCTTTAGGTCAATGGGAATATCAAGTGTTCTCACAAGGAAAACATAAAGGTGGTGATGATCTTTGGATGACTCGTTATTTCTTGTTTAAAACTTCAGAAAAATATGGATACCACATTGAACTACACCCAAAACCATTAACACACGGTGAATGGAATGGATCAGGTCTTCATACAAACTTTTCGACTGACATGATGAGACATGAAGGGAATGAAGAATATTTTATGGCACTATTCAATGCATTTGAATCAAGACATGAAGATCACATCAAAGCATACGGATCACAAAATCATTTAAGACTTACTGGTGAATATGAAACTCAGGCGATTGATAAGTTTAGTTGGGGTGTGTCTGATCGAGGAGCATCAATTAGGGTTCCAAAAGACACGGCCGAAAATTGGAAGGGTTATGTTGAAGACAGAAGACCAGGTTCAAATGCCGATCCATACAAAATCATTCGTGAGATTGTTAGATCGTTAGACACCACTCATCAAATTTATGAAATGAAAAATATGATGAATTCGTATATTGACGCAAAAACATTGGAAGGAAAATACGGGACAAAATCTAATGATGAGTTATTAAAAGAATATAGAGAAGAATGATGGAACATGTAAATCACCCGAATCATTATGGAGGAAAAAATAATGAATATGAGGCCATCAAAGTGATTGATGCTTGGGATCTAGGATTTAGTTTAGGAAACACAGTAAAATATATTAGTCGTGCAGGAAAAAAAGGAAAAGATAAAGAACTCGAGGACCTCAGAAAGGCCTTATGGTATCTCGAACACCACATCAAAACACTTGAAGAAAAAAACCGGAATAAATAAAGAAATAAATGTGTTGGATGCAATCACAACACCAAACGAATTGTTAAGGGAAACTCTTATAAATTTTTCGTGGGGATTTTTAGGGAATTCAATTGTAGTTTTTGTTTCAAAAGAACTGGACTTATTAGTATTACTCAACTATATTGTCTATTACATACTAATTTCGTATATTGTGAATAGAAAGAAATATGATACGATACTTGGAAAGTTTATTGTGTTACCTGGTTCGGCGGCCGCAGGGGCTTTTACAGGATATAAAGTGGCTCAACTTTTAGTAAATATGGTATGAAGTATTTCTATAGAATGTTAGCAATTACACTAACCATTTTTTGGTTAAGTTTTACTTGGAAATTACTATGTAAATTAATAAAAATAATATTTTAAAAAATGATTGAAACAAGAAAAATAATAAATGGTGATTGTGTTGAGGTGATGAAAACACTACCTGAGGGATCTGTCGATCTAATTGTAACATCACCTCCCTATGGCGTAGGTATTGATTACGATGTTCACGAGGACGATATGGAGTTCAACGACTACGTTGAGTTTGCAAAATCATGGTTGAGTGAAGCTTATAGGTTATTAAAGGATGATGGAAGAATTGCCCTTAACATTCCTTATGAAATAAACAGACAAAAAAAAGGTGGTCGTATTTTCTTTGTTTCAGAGATGTGGCAAATTATGAAAGAGATCGGTTATGGTTTTTTTGGTATTGTCGATTTAGAGGAACAATCACCACATAGAAGTAAGACCACAGCTTGGGGATCATGGATGAGTCCATCGTCCCCGTACATTTATAACCCGAAAGAATGTGTAATATTGGCCTACAAAAACAAACATATCAAAAAAGTAAAAGGACAACCTGAGTGGACTGGTGAATTAACGGAAATTGAAAATGAGGATGGGAGTAAAAGAAACAAAATGGTTTATAGTGAGAATGATAAAAAAGAGTTTATGGAACTTGTCTTTGGTCAGTGGAATTATTTTGCTGACACTAAATCTCTCACTAAAGCGACCTTCTCGATGGACATCCCAACCAAGGCGATCAAGATCTTGTCATACAAGAACGATGTAATTTTGGATCCATTTGCTGGTTCAGGGACTACATTGGTGGCGGCGGAAATATTAGATCGTAAATGGTTAGGAATTGAACTTTCACCAAATTATGTTGAAATTGCAAAATCAAGAGTTAAACCATTTATTGAGGAAAAAACAAAAATAACGGTTCAAATATTTTAAAATATTTCTACTTGATCTCCATCGTTGATATTGTATTTTTTACAAGTTCCTCCAGGTAACTCCAAAACAAGATCACCATACCCATCGTATGTTTTACAATCTTTGGTTTTACATGGAGGACAATAATGTTGGATATTATTTATTTTTTCACCATCAATAAAAATAATGTCTAATGGAACGATACAATTTTTCATCCAAAAACCTTGAGGACCCTTTTCCATAAAAAATAACATACCATCAAAACTTGAATCGAATTTTTTATTCATCATTCCTTTTTGTATATCTTTTGATGTTATAAGGGGAATGACATTAAAAAGGTTGTCTTTTATTTTTATTTCCATATTTATAAATATAAATGAAAAAGTTTAAAAAATATTCTGGCATAATTTTACAAAACGAAGATGAAATACTTCTTTGTAAAAGATCACCTGATAAATCAATGCCTAACGTTTGGTCAATACCTTCAGGTAAAATTGAAAGTGGAGAAAATCCTGGTCAAGCGGCAATTAGAGAATTCTATGAAGAAACAAATATTGAATTAGATAATGAATTAGATTTTGTCGGTTTTATTGATAAGTTCAAACAAGATGGGACAAAAAAAGGACATATGTTTGTTTTTTACAAAAAAACTGAAAAGAAACGTATTCCTGATTTAACTAAAGCTCAAGACGGATTTGAACACACCGAATGTCAATACTTCAAAAAAGACGATTTACCAAAAGAAGAAGAAAATGAAGAATTGATGACTTTGATAAGAAAAATTCTTAAGTAATTTGTTTTATAAAAGTATTTCTATTATATTTGTAGAAATAACAAATCAATATGATCAAACCAACATTTCAACACACAATAACAATCATGTCCGAAAAATTCGGAAATATACTTACTGAGTCCTTTATGGATCCAATTCAGTTTAAGATTTTTTTAAAGATGGTTGATGGTGCTTTGAATCTGAAAGAAGATTTGTCGTATTTTGATGGAAACACATTTTTGGTTCATATACCACATAAGATCTTAAAAGAGTCATTGGTAATCACAAATGTAAAAGAAGTGTCCTTAGTTGAACAAGTTAGAAACAAAATTGAAACCTTAGTATAATATGAAATATTTCTCATTACTTATTGTCCTTTTTTTATTGATAACTTCTTGTGTCAAAGAAGATATCAAACCACAACAACCTTTGGGGCCACAACCAATAATCACAGATACAACTTTTGTTGATAGCACCGTGACATTGAAAAACTCAACGTGGGTTATTTTTAAAGTATTGAATACTAGTTTCAATCAAGAAGTTCGATCTGACACACTTGTTTTTCTAACAAATAATACTTATAGTTTTAACGGATTTCAGTCAACCTATAGTTTATATCCAAGTAATGTAGGATTTACTTTGACTTTAAATAACACACCATGGGGACATATAAGTGGAACTGTGTATGAATATAATTTAACTCAAGGTTTAATTGAAAATTGCCAATTTAAAAATTATTTTACAAATCAAAATAGTGTGAAAATTTGGATGGTAAAACAATAGTTTCCTTGTTCTAATAAAAAATAAGGTGGTGGAGAATCGACATTCAATGTCGACCTAAAATAAAAGGTGATGAAATTCACCTTTTTTTTTGTTTTGATATATTTATTTAAAAAAATAAAATGAGAAACAAGTTTATTATTTCGGAAGACGAAAAAAGATCGATCTTATATCAACACAAATCAAAATTCGGTTGGTTAAATGAAGAAGAAACAACAAATCCGGCGTCAATAAATACCACAACAACACCAACAGACGCATCAAAGGGTGGTGTAACGGTAGCTTCCGCTCCATCACAAGCGGAACAAAGGTGGGAAAAACTAAAAAAGGAGGGCAAAATGGATTTGGCATTACAAGCAAGAATCAATGATACTTGTCCTAATTTGGTCCTTCAGACTGTTTTAGAAAACTATCCTAAAGCAAGAACGGGATCATATCCAAACTATAAATTGAAAGAGGATTCAACATTTGGACCAGGAACCGAAGCCGCGGCTAAAGCATGTAAACCTCATTTTGGAAAATCTCAGACCGCTTCGGCACAAGCCTCGGGTCAAGGAACTACAGTTGCAGGGCCAAAATTAGGTGAACCATTAACCGCAAATGATATTGCAACATTAACAAGTTAAAAAATAAAATCATGGGAAAAATACAGTTAACCGAAGGTCAATACGAAAGACTTAAAAAAAGATTAATAAATAATATGGTAGAGTCATATGACACAGGAAAGCTCACTACTGCTCTTGTTCTGGGAGGTGTAGGTGGTGTTGCTTTACAACTGCTTCAGGGCAGTAGTGGATCTATGGATGGTGTAAAAAAAATTTTTGATTCTTGTAGTAAATCAGGTATGGGTAAATCAACTATGAATGATACTACTTTAGATAGTATAACCTCTGACCTTAGAGACATGCAAGGGGCTTATGGTTATAACACAGATGAAGATTTATTAAAAAGTGCTTTGAGTCAAATTCAAACAATTCCTGATTTATGTGCCGTTGTTCAAAGGTATTCGGAAAATTATCCAGGTGATGATTTATTCGATGATATAAATACACAAATTGACGATGATGATGAGTGGAACGAATACGTATATCTTCCTTTACTTAAAGCAAAAAGAAAAACCGAAAGTTTAAGTAAAGGGGCTATCAGTCAAGGGACTGAATTGGTAGCAAAATCTGCAAATAAAGCAACAAGTGATAAATTATGGTATAATTTTCCATGTGTCCCGAGTAACTCAGGTGCTAAATCGGCTCAAATGTCTAATGGAAGCACAGTATATACAATTGGAACTGAAAAATACTATAACAATGGAAGAATGAAAAAAAGTGATGGAACAATGGTGAATTATTATTGTGATACAAATAATAAAATTGTTGTGGGTAATAAACCAACCGGAGGTAAATCAACATCACAAAAAACATATAGTAAACCTAAAACAACATCTAAAGCCTCAGATTATTTAGACTAATATTTTGAAAATAATTTTAACAGAACAACAATTACAAATTTTAACCGAAGCGTTAGGAGTTCCTGATGAAATCTTGGATGCCTCAGAAAAACTTTATCAGGTAATTTTAGAAAATTTGAAAACAATACAAGATAAAGAAGACGAGTATAATTTTTCTGGCTCTTTAAATGTTGAAATTGGGAAAAAAAAGAAAATCAAAATTAAACACTATAATTTAACAATTACAGTTGAAGAGATAGACGATTATAAAGAAAAACCTGACATTTCTTCTATGGGAGTCCAATCAGGGTTTATGTTTGATAGAAATGTTTTACTTCAAAGAAATCAAATAAAAGAAGATTTAGATCTTTTCATAACCTTTGTTGTAAATCCAAATTGGGAACCACATGAGTTGGTTGAAAAGATGGTTGAAGATCAAAATTACCAAACAGCATCTTTAGCTCACGAATTAAAACATCAATATGATAAACAAGCAAAAGAATTATCATTAGTTGGAAAAAGTGCAGACTATCAAGCAATCCAACAAACAAGCACATTTGGTATTCCAGCAATCGACCGTAAATTTTTTAGATATGCTTATTTCATTTCAATGTCCGAAAACTTAGTTAGACCAGTTGAAGTTGCATCACAAATGAGATCGGCAAACGTATCAAAATCAAAATTTAGAGATTTTATTGAAAATGAAAGAGTTTATAAAGAATTACTCGAAATAAAAAACTATACTTTTGATAAATTCATCGAAGAGTTGCACGAACAAATGTTCAGAGTAGATGCATTACTTGATCATATTGGTACAGATTATTCAAATATGACTGATGATGAAAAAATTAAAGAAGCATTAGAGTTAGTGTATATGGATAGTGTAAATAAAAGAATGGATATTTTCGTAAATATGACAAGTGAAAGTTTTGATGAATTAATTGAGATGTCAAAATTATTTGGAAATGTTCCTTCAATGTTGCAATCAAAGGTTAAGGGACTCGAAGAAACAAATAAGGTTAGACAAAAATTTTTGAATCAAGCAGTAAAATATCAAAAAAATCCTATAAAATTTTTTGAAGATGAGATAGAAAACTTCAACTTTGTTGCAACAAAATACTTAAAAAAAATTGGAAAACTTTATGCGATGGCCAAGGATGACGAAAATATGAATGAATCTATACAAAATTGGGACTTACATCAAAAATTAATGGAAAAAAAATATGGTAAAAGAAAAATTTCAACAACTTACAAATACAAAAATTTTAAATAAATTAATAATCTTTTTTATATCGGGTATTTTATTATCATTTACACCTTCAGATCCAACCAAATACAAAGGAAAAGCAACATACTACGGACAACATTGGACAGGAAGACTTACAGCGTCAGGTGAAAGATTTTACGCCGATAGTTTAACCGCAGCACACAAATACTTTAAGTTTGGAACAATACTAAAAGTGACTAATTTGAATAATGACTCTGTGTGTTATGTTAAGGTTAATGATAGACTTCCAAAATCATCATCATTTCTTATTGATCTTAGTTATGGAACCGCAAAACAACTTAATTTTTTAAAAATAGGTGTTATTTACGTAACACTGGAACCCGTTGACACGGTTTTAATCGTTAAAGTGAAAAAATAATAAGTCAAAAGTTGGTTTTGCTCAATAGAGTTAAAGTAATATATTCTTATTACGTATTTCTTCGTATTTATTAGTAGTCTCGACCGGCCCATGGTAGATGGGGGTTTCCAATAGGATTCTTCAAGTGAGCGTTAAATTTACTTAAACAAGTTTGTACGCAATGAAGAATTTATTATTATCGATTTTTGTTTTTATTACAAGTTTTGTTTTTTCACAATCTTGCACACATACGATCAGACTGACTGATACATTTGGTGATGGTTGGAATGGAGGTGCGGTTTCTGTATCGGTAAACGGAGTGACTGTATTGAGTAATATAACATTTACTTCAGGATTTGGCCCTGTCAATTTCAATTTTACGGCAGCAACTGGTGCTACAATTAGAGTTTGGAGAACTTTAGCGGGAAGTTGGCCAAGTGAAATGAGGGTTCAAATAGTAAACAACACAGGAACAATTCTTTTAAATACCATACAACCTGTTACGGGAACAGCAACGACGGGTGGTTATACATGTAATGCTATTTGTTTTATTGTAACTCCAGGTTGCACTAACGTTTCTTCATATGGGTCTGCAGTTGCTCCATCTACACCAACTACTGTTACAATTAGCTCTTGTAATTTTCAAAGTGAATACAGCACGGTTTCAGGTATTGTTGCTGGTCAAACATATCAATTTGGTTATAGTCTTGGAGGTTATATTACGGTTCATACAGGAACATATAACGGACCTATCGTTGCTTATGGAAATGCACCATTAAATTGGGCATCAAGTTATACTGGAACCGTTTATGTCCACTACAATACAAATTCAAGTTGTGGAACGACATCTTCATGTGGAACATCTACTGTGACTTGTGTTACTTGTTCCGCTCCAGCGGCCCCTGCAAATGATTTAGTTTGTAACGCAACACCAATTGTCTGTGGTCAGATGATATCAGGAACAACAGTAAATGCAACTAACAGTGGAACGGGAGAAAATGGTATTTGTGGTATTTCACAAACAATGCCAGGTGTTTGGTATAGAGTTACAGGTAATGGTCAAATAATGACCGCTCATTTATGTAATACTGCTTGGGATAGTAAAATATCTGTTTTTAGTGGAACTAGTTGTTCCGCATTAACTTGTGTAGGTGGGAATGATGATAACGGACCATTATGTGTTGGAACTTCAGCATCATATCAATGGACATCAGTTGTTGGACTTAACTATTATATTCTTGTTCATGGATATAGTTCATCAAGTGCATTTCAATTAGGATTAACATGTTCAACTCCACCACCACCAAACCCAACCTCAATTACAGCAACTTCAAATACAATATGTGTTGGTCAATCAACTACATTAACGGCAAACGGGGCAAGTGGAACTGTATATTGGTTTACAGGAGGATGTGGTGTAGGTCAGATTGCAACAGGGAACTCAATAAGTGTAACCCCATCGACAACCACAACATATTACGCAAGAAACTACAATGGAGTTCAGTTTAGTAACAATTGTGTGTCTACAACAGTAACGGTAAATAACAATCCGGTCGTATCAACTTCTGCAAGTTTAAGCACAATTTGTCAGGGTTCATCAACACAACTAAATTCATCTGTTACGGGAGTGTCATCTCCAGGTTCTCTTGCAGTTACAATAACAGGGGGATTATTAGATGAAACAAGTTGGACTCTAACAAATAATCTTGGAGTTATAATTGGTTCAGGAGGTCCTTATTTCACATCACCTAACGTCACAAATATTGCTTCTTCTGCTAATGGTCCTTATGTTTTTTATATTGAAACTATGGGAAGCTGGAATGATAATGTCCCAACCTTTACTATAACTTGTAATGGGTCTACAATACTTTCAGGCTCAATTGGAGGGGGTTCACAAAATAACTATTGGGTATCAAGTTGCACAACAGCTCCGGTTGTAAATTATATTTGGTCACCATCAACAGGGTTGTCAAACCCAAATATACAAAATCCGATAGCAAACCCATCAACTACAACAACCTATACTGTTACTGCAACTTCTAATGGTTGTAGTGGAACTTCAAGTAGAACAATAACCGTAAATCCATTACCGAATGTAAGTGCAGGGTCTAATCAAACTGTTTGTTCAGGAACTCAAGTAACACTTAATGGTTCTGGAGCATCAACATACTCTTGGAATAACAGTGTGACTAATGGAGTGGCTTTTACACCAACATCAACGCAAACTTATACGGTTACAGGCACAAACGCAAATGGATGTTCTAATACCTCAAGCACTACCGTCACTGTTCTATCCAATCCTTTGGCAAGCGCAGGAGGGTCTAATAATGGAACATCAACTTGTGGTATAAATCAAGTAACTTTGGGGGCTAACACACCACAAGCGGGTGAAACAGGAACATGGTCAGTTGTAAGTGGTGTTGGAGGAAGTTTTTCAAATATAAATTCACCCACATCTACGTTTATTGGAAACTATGGCTCAACATATACTCTTCAATGGACTGTCTCAAACGGAAATTGTTCTACACCCAATAATATGTTAGTTACATTCAATCAACCAAATGCTTCGTCTTTAGGAGGTGCAATTGGAACAAACGACTTTTTATGGGGAGGGCTCACTTCTGTTGATTGGTCAACTTCAACAAACTGGTATCAAAAACAAGCTGCAGGACATTTCATTAGAATGTCAGGAGTTTCACTTCCAACAATAGCAAGTCAGGTTTTTACTTTGGACCAAGTAAATGGCGGAATTTGTATTGGAAACACAACACCAACTTTAAGTGTGAATGGAGATGCTTATGACGTTTTTATAAATTCAGGAATTACTCTTAATTTAACAAACGACAGTTTGAAAATATCACATGATATCGTAAATAATGGGACATTGATCGCAAATACTGGAACTATAAATTTTGTTGGAAATCAAAACTCATCTTTCAATGGAAACGGAACATCACAATTATTTAACATGAAAGTTAATAAATCACAAGGGGCAACACTAACACTTGGTAACCATGTGAATGTTACTGGTAACTTAAATATGATTCAAGGAAATATTTTTACCTCAAACAACTCCTTATTAACACTAGGTTCAAGTAGTTCAAATATAGGTTCATTAACATATAATACAGGAACAATCGTTGGACCGTTCAAAAGATTTTTTAATAATTTATCAACAAACGGTAACGAGGGACTATTTCCCGTTGGAACTTCAAACTACAACAGATATGCAAGTTTTCAGTTCACAACTTCTCCTGGGGTGAATCAGTCTTTAACTGTTCAATATAAGAATGGAGCTCCAATTGTTAATGGCACACCTTTATATAATGGACTTCCATTTATGGCCTCAAACGCACTTATTCAAAATTATTCAATTGACGGATATTGGGAAGTTATACCGACATCAAATAACTATTCGTCTTCAATTTGTCAAACACCGTATAATCTAACTTTATTTGCAAATAACCTTAACGGAATGACAACTCCACAAATATGCAGAATTATTAAATCTCCTGGTTCAGTTCATACAAGTTGGCAACCATGCGGAAGTCATGTTGCAATACCTGCAAATGCTAATCCAATGGCATTTTTAATTACAAGCAATAATACACAAGGGTTTAGTTGGTTTAATATTGGGTCGTCTAATTCACAAATTCTTCCTGTTGAGTTATTATCATTTGATGGATCTTGTAATGATAATGTCATCACATTGGACTGGAAAACAGCAACTGAACATAATTCACATTATTTCGAAATACAAAAATCAAGGGATGGTGAAAATTGGTCTTCACTAACAACTTTGGGATCTGCCGGTAACTCAACTCAAGAATTGTCATATACCACAAAAGATGAAAATGCAATCGACGGAAACAATTATTACAAATTAATTCAATATGATATTGACGGACAATTCAAAGAATATGGACCAATCAATGTGATTTGTAATGGAAACACAAAAGGATATTTTTCAATATTTCCAAATCCAAGTTCAGGAGATTTTCAAGTTATATTAAATAATAAAAAAATGATTGGTGAAGGACTATTTATAGTTAAGGATACTAAAGGGTCTGAAGTTTATAACCAAGACATAAAAGTTTCAACCGGAATAAATTTGTATAATATTTCTGGTTTAAATTTAAGTCCGGGGGTTTATTATGTTAGCATAACTTCTAATGGAATAACTTCTGAAACTATAAAACAAATAATAAAATGATTTTAACTTTTATTTTTTTAACAATCATAATTTTATTATTTATGATATCAGACATTATAGATTTTGTAAAATATTCTATAAAAAATTTTCCTTTAACATCGACCGCAATTATTTGGTTTATTTTATTTCTTCTAACTTGTTTTTTGTTTGATCACATTATACAAATCAAGAATTTTATTTCAACATACTTTCCGGGGTAATATTTTTTTCATATATTTACCACTATGAAAGCGATATTCTTGGATCATGATGGTGTAATTTGTCTCTCTAATAACTGGGCTGGACGATCAAAGAAATGGGCAAAATACCGTTCAGCAAATCCTGACAGTAGTAGGGAAAAGAAAGACGCCCCTGTATTTGTTCGATTTGACGACTTTGATAAAAAGGCAATTAAAATCCTTAATGAGATTATTGAAGAGACAGGATGTGAGATTGTTGTGAGTTCTGATTGGAGACTTCATGCAAATTTAGAAGAACTTGGAGATTACTACATCAGTCAAGGTATTATTAAACGACCAATTGCCTTTACTGATATATTCAAAGACATCTTTCCTAAAGAATGGAACGCTTTTAGATTTCGTGCTGATCTAGAACTAGAAAGAAGTATGGAAATTAATCATTGGTTAGATAACCACCCTGAAATAACTCATTGGGTTGCTGTTGATGATTTAAACATGAGTTTAGAGTTTTTATCAAAATACTTTTCAGATGGCGAATCTGATAAAAATCCTGGGTTATCTAATTTTGTGTTAACACCAAGATCAAGTGAAGGTATTAAACAATCTGGAATTAAAGAAAAAATAATTAAATATTTGAAAGATGAGTGACAAGTTTAAAAATCTTAAAGTAGGAGATAGAATAAAAACTAAATTATCAGGAATGGCAACCGTAATTGAAGTTGGTTGTTATAACGGGACTATGGTTAAATTAAAATGTGATGATCTAAAGTGGTATTGCCCTTATTTTTATGAAACTGAATTAGAATTGATATGACTATAGAAGAAATGAATGATTACCTTGAGTCAATTGGAGGACTTGAGAATGGTATGTATTCGAACAAACCAAAAATAACCAGTTGTGATTTTTTTGATGTTCAGGTTGGTTGGTATCCATTAATTAAAAATTTGATTGATGAACTCATAACATTGGGTTGGGATAAACAAGTGATACAAGTAAAAGAAAAATTTGGAGGATTGAGATTCTACATTAATGGTGGGTCCGATGAAATATATAACAAAATTACCGAAGCGGAAAAGTTAAGTTATGAAATATGTGAACTTTGCGGTAAAAAAGGAGAATTAAGGACAAAAATACGTTGGTTTACAACTTTATGTGATGAACATTATGAAAAAAAACATACACCACTTATTTAAAACAAATCCATCACTTTTAGATAATGTTGAAGTTCAAGAACTAATTGAATATTGTCGGGAACTTGAAGGTGTAATACTTGAAAGAAAAATTGAAGACGAATACAACAAAGAACAACACTATAAACAAGTCTTCAAAGAAATATACCAAAGTTGTTGTGAAACTCTAAAAGATGATGAGTTGTCAGAAAGATTTAAGGAAACACCAAAAGTTGATTTCAAAGAAACAATATTCAATTTGAAAAATTATATGCTCGAAATGTGTAGATTATATAAATTAGATTTGTAAAGTAAAAAAACTTTATTATCTTTGTTTTATGAAAAAACCCTGTAAAGAATGTCCTCATTTTATTCGTAATCGTCATAATGATATGATTGTGGAGTTTGGTAAAAGAACCGGGAAAAGTCACAATTGTCATATGACTGAAGGTGTGAAGGATTTATGGAATGTTAAAAATAAAAAATTAGAATGTTATGGCTCAAGAAAAGATAGAAACTAAATTTGGAACTTATTATGTGGAAACTGAAACAAACACAAAGAAAACTAGCGACAAGATTAAGGTATTCGTAGAGAGATTAAAAAAGATTGGCATTGAAGTTAAACTTGTGGGTAACTACCCTTGGGTTTATATTGACGAAATTTGTGGTGTTAAGGTAAAAGAAAAGTTTGAAGGAAATTGGGGATTTACTCTAATATTCTTACCGGCAAGAACCGACTCACCACCTTCAGAATTCACAGACATCACAAAGATATTCAAGTTAATTAGAAAATATAAAAATGAAAAAGTTCAGATTACCAAGGAAGACTAAAAAGAGATTAAAAAAAGATTTCTACACTTATCCAAAAAGTGAAAGAGATACTTATTTGGTTGCTTGGCCATCAAAATACGAGGAAGATTATATTGCATATAAAAAAGGATTGTTAATAGGTTTAAAAGAAGAATCAAAAAAAAGATTAAAAGATGAAAGAAAGAGAGATAATTTACGGAGTGTGCGATAAGACAGGATCTTGTGATTCTTACTTTGGTTTTTTTAAGACCAAGGAGGATGCTGAACACGAAGTTGAGATACAAGCAAAACAACTCAAAGAAGATTTGGGTATGATGGATATTGAAATCAAATCAGACCGAGCTTTGGTTGAAGGTAAGTTAGTAATAGTTATTCACCAGTATATGTTGAGGTGATGAGAGAATACATTTTTGTAATTTTCATTTTTGAATCAAAAAATTGAAATTTTTTAAAATTATATGGTCTCGGATAATTGATTGATTCGGTGATTACTATTATATTTTTTGAAATATTAAAAAGATTTTAAGATGCAAAAACTATCATTTTTAGGAAACAATATTGTAGGATCTGAGATTATAAAAATTTCACAACAGATCAAAGAAGTTTCCAAATCAAAACCTGTTGAAAATTTTAGTATCGGGGATTTCAATCCTGTAGTAAATCCGATACCCAAAAAACTCAAAAATTATATAGTTGAATCATATGAAAATGATTTGACTAATTATCCAATGTCTTCAGGTGAATTGGATCTTAGAACATCAATAAGTAATTACTTAAGAAAAAAAAGAAAAATATCTTATGGTGAAGATGAAATTCTTGTTGGTTGCGGTGTTAGACCTTTAATTTATACCATATTCAAAAGTATTGTCGATCCTGGAGATGTCGTTATGTATCCTGTTCCGTCTTGGAACAACAACCATTATTCTTTTTTACATAACGCAATTAAAATCCCAATAGAATGTAAACCCGAGAATTCTTTCTTTCCAACTTTTGACGATGTTAAAGATAAGTTAGTAAACACAAGATTACTTTGTTTATGTTCACCTCAAAATCCCACAGGACGAGTTATCGATAAGGATACACTTAAGCAAATATGTGATGAAATAGTTAAAATTAACAAAGAAAAGAGTAAAAAAACTTTTTTGTTTTTTGATCAGATTTATTCTGATTTAGTTCCTGAAGGATTATTTACACATCCTTTGGATGTTTGTCCTGAAATTAGAGAATATTTAATTTGTGTTGACGGAATCTCAAAATCCTTGTGTGCCACAGGAGTTAGGGTGGGTTGGACATTTGGTCCAAAAAGTGTAATATCAAAAATGACTGAAATTTTTTCTCACATCGGGGCTTGGGCACCAAAACCAGAACAGATTGCCGTTGGAAAATTTTTGAATGACTACCAAGAAATTAATGATTTTATTTCTTCAAAAATAAATCAATATTCTTTTATTTCCAATCAGATTTGTGAATCTTTGGATGATTTGAAAAAATCAAGATTTAATATTGATTATCAAAAACCAGAAGGTGGGATATACATATCAATTTATTTTGAACACGTTTCATATTTCGGTAGTGTTGAAAATTTTGTCGAATTTTTAATCAAAAGTTGTGGCGTCGGAATGGTTCCGTTTGAATATTTTGGATCAAAAGAAAATGAAGGTTGGTTTAGAATGTCTATTGGGGGGATAGACCCAAATAATATTGATAACATAAAGTCAGTTTTTAAAAAAATATGTCTAAATTCAATATCAGAAATCAATTCATGGATAGTTTAGTTTCTGAAATGCTAAAATAAAATGATTAACCCAACAGGAAAAAAATTAGAGAAACTTTTATTTGGAATGTTTGACGACGCCATACAAGGTGTTGATACATATAACCATAATGGTAGTATGTGGTTGATCTTTACTGATGAAATGAAATGGGTTGTGGAATACACTAAAGAACAAACACTATGGTATAATTACTATTTCTTCAAAAACGAAATGGAAATGATAAACTTGGATTGTGTTGATAATAAAGACCTTATTCAAAAATGGTTTGAGTCAAGATTTTTGAATAAGAATGAGGTTAAAGAAACTGACAAATCTAATTCCAATTATCGTTTGTGTGTTAAAGACACCATTCAAAATGGTGTAAAAAACACCTGCTGGAATCGTGGAAGCAAAAACACCCGAGTTAAAGACACCATTCAAAATGGGGTAAAAAACACCCGTGGATATGTAAAACAGATTGATTCGTTGGTTAAAGACACCATTCAAAATGGGGTAAAAAACACCCAAGCCCCTTACCATTCGTTATATGAGTTAGTTAAAGACACCATTCAAAATGGGGTGAAAGAAAAATAGATTTACAAAAAAATTATTTATATATTTGTGTTATTATGAAGAAGATTTATTTAGACGATGTTAGAACGCCTGTTGATAAAGAATGGATTGTTGTTCGTTCTTACGATGAGTTCGTTGAAAAAATAAATGAGATTGGTTTGAATAATATCCAACTCATTTCGTTAGATCACGATTTGGGTGATACCGCAATTGATGAGTGGAAAAGAAATGTTTATACAAACTACACAATTAATTACGATAACATTACCGAAAAGACCGGTATGGATTGTGTTAAATGGTTGGTTAATGAATGGATGAATGGTAAACCTGTTGTTGATGTTGTGGTTCATTCACACAACGCAATTGGAAGTGGTAATATGTGTGGTTATATCAACAACTACAGACACATCAATCGTTTAAAACAAAATTGCATTAGACTTGAGTGGGATTATACAATAGAAAAAATATAAGAAATGGATTTAACTAAACTAACAATGGACGAACTTATTTCTTTAAGAAATAAAATTGAAGGACTTATTTATTCATA